AGCCGCAGCGCATTGAAGGCATCCCGTGGACTGGCGGGGGAATCGACGAATTTGCCGACATCAAGCCCGATGCTTGGGAGGCGAACATTCTTCCTGCGCTGAACACCGTCAACCCGACAAGGCCGGACTACCGCGCGTGGTGCTGGCTGCTGGGTGTTCCTGATGGTTTGAACCACTACTACGACCTGTGCATGCAGGCGGAGAGCGGGCAGGACCCGAATTTCAAGGTGTTTCACTGGAAGTCTGCTGAGATCCTGCCTCCCGATGTGATGGCCGCCATGAAGAGGGCCATGTCGGCAAGGCAGTTCAAGCAGGAATTCGAGGCGTCCTTCGAGACGGCATCCGGCCGGATATACGAGGACTACAGCAAGGAAAACCACACGGATGCTCGTATTGAGCCTCACGAGCAGCTGATGTGGATGCACGACCAGAACTTCACGCCTCTCTCGTCTGCAGTTGGCGTTCGGCGTGGCGATGACCTGTACCTGCTCGATGAAATCGTACTGACGAGCGCGGTATCCAAGCAGTCGGCTATGGAGTTCGTCGACAAGTTCAAAGAGCACCAGAATAAGCACGTCCTGATCTATGGCGACCCGGCGGGTCAGGCCGGCGAGAAGCACGGCCATGCATCCGACTACACCGATATCGAGAGCGTGCTGCGCGCCAGTGGCTGGACCTACACACGTAAGGTGAAGCCAGCGCATCCGGCCATCAAGGATCGCCAGAACGCTGTCCGGGCGAAGATCTGTACGGCAAACGGTCATCGCAGCCTATTCGTCAATCCGGCAACCGCGCCGTGGTGTGACAAGGGCCTGGCCACCGTCCAGTTGCAGGAAGGGTCGACATTCCAGGAAGGCCAGAAGAACAAGTATCAGCACATCACGACCGCCATTGGTTACTGCGTGGATCGTGAGTGGCCGATCAGAAACCAGATAGCCGGCACCCGCCGCATCCGAGGACTCACATAATGCCCGTATCAAGCCGTCATCCAGACTACACGGCACACCTGGCCGACTGGCTGATGATGGCCGAAGCGGTAGAAGGCGAATCAGCCGTAAAGGCGAACCCGGCGAACCTACCGAAGCCTGCTGGCATGGTCGAGGCCGAGAAAGACGACCCGTCCAACTCCTATCTCTATGAGGCCTACACGCTCCGCGCTCAGTACCCGCACTGGGTAAAGGACGCGCTGCGCAGCATGGTCGGCATGGTGTCCCGGCTGCAGCCTGAGATCACGCTGCCGGCTGGTATCGCTCGAATGGAAGATGACGCGACCGCTGATGGTTTCGGCCTGCGCCAGCTGTTCATGCGCGCCTGTCGCGATGTGATCCTGTTCGGACGGGCTGGCCTGCTCGTGGACGTCGACTCAGACGGCGCCCCGTACATCACGCTATATCCAGCGCTCAGCCTCATCAATTGGGGGCTCAGCGACCAGCGCGGCCGGCAGGACTTGGCATTGGTCGTCCTGCAAGAGGATCGACGGAAGGGCGAAGACCGGTTCGCCCATGAAGTCGACACGGTTTACCGCGTGCTGAGCCTGGAAGACGGGGCGTATGCCTCTCAGCTGTTCGACGACAAGGGCGTTGCCATTGAGGAGCCGCAGGCCGCTCGTGGCGTAGCCGGCGCTATCCGCTACATCCCCATGGTTATTGCTGGCTCGACCGACAACGCCGCTGACGTTGACGAAATCCCGCTGCTTACGATGGCCAAGGCCGCGCTGAAGAGCTACCAGCTCAGCGCCGACCTGTTCAGCAATGCGCACGCTACCTGTCATGCGCAGCCGGTTGTGGTGGGGCTGGATGACAATCAAGACCTGCGCGTCACCGGCCCGTCCGCTGCGTGGTGCCTGCCAACTGGCGGCAATGCGTTCTATCTGGAGCCAAGCGGGGCCGGCAGCGAGATCAATGAGCGCCTGATGGAGCAGCAGCGAAATGCCGCCCTTGAGGCTGGGGCGCGCGTTGTCGATCTGGGTGGAAGCGAGTCAGGCGAGGCCCGCAAGGCCCGGCAGAACGACCAGCACAGCACGCTCTACACCATCGTCATTACTGTCGCAGAGGCAGTCGAGCAGTGTCTGCGCTATGCGGCTGAGATCGTCGCTACCAGTGGCGACCTACGGTTCGCCGTCAAGCCTGACTTTTCCTCCGCTGGCGTTGATCCTCAGATTGCGGCTCAGCTGCTCACCGCAGCGCAGGCCGGCATCGTTAGCCATGACTCGTTCTGGCGCTACATCTCGACCGGGAAGCTGCCAGAGCGCGATTGGTTGGCTGAGCTTGAGCTGATACAGGAGCAGGGGCCAGGCCTCGGAGGTATGTGATGCCTACCGCCAACGAGAAACTGGCTGATCTCGCCGTCTCTCATCAGATATACCTGCAGCGCTACGGCGGCGGCGTCGTTCGGCGGTTCATGCAGCTGCTGAACAGGGTGGATGATGATCTGTTTGCCCGGCTGACAGAGGCGCTTGAGCGTCTGCCGCCAGAGTCCTTCACCGTCCAGCGTCTCGATCAGATGCTCGTGCAGGTGCGGGGCCTTAACGCAGAGGCTTATCGCGCCGCTGGTGAGGAGTTGGATGGGGCGCTGTTGGACCTGGCCGGGTATGAGGCGAGCTATCAGCATCGAGTCCTACAGAGCGTTCTTCCCGCCAAGGTGGCTGACGCATTGGTTCTGAGCACGGTTTCGCCCAATCAGGTCTATGCGGCTGCGATGGCTAGGCCATTCCAGGGCAAGCTGCTGAAGGAGGCGCTGAAGGACATCGAGACCGCCAAGGCGATACGCATCCGCGATGCAATCCGCATGGGGTTCGTGGAAGGCGAGACGATCGGCCAGATGGTTCGCCGGCTGCGCGGCACTCGCGCGCTGAAGTATGCCGATGGGCTGATGGAGATCGACCGGCGCGGCGCTGAGGCATTGGTGCGCACAGCAGTCAACCACACGGCTAACTACGCCAGGCAGGCTGTATACGAGGCAAATGCCGACATCGTGAAAGAGGTTCAGTGGCTCAGCACCCTGGATGGCCGCACCACCGTAGGCTGCGCTGCTCTTTCTGGCAGAACGTTCCCGGTCGGCAGCGGCCCTAGACCGCCCCGGCACTGGGGCTGCCGGAGCACAACTGTTCCGGTGCTTACCTCGGCATGGGAGGCGCTCGGGCTCAGCAAGTCGGAGATAGAGCCGTCTACGCAGGCTTCCATGGATGGCCAGGTGGCGGGCGATATCAACTACGGCCAGTGGCTCAAGGGCAAGCCGGCAGCGTTTCAAGACGAAGTGCTTGGCGCCGAGCGCGGCAAGTTGTTCCGAAGCGGCGGGATCACGGTGGATCGTTTCGCTGACTCGCGCGGGCGTGAATACACCCTCGATGAACTCAGAAAGCGAGACGCTGCCGCTTTCGAGAAGGCTGGGCTATGATGGCCCAATGACTGACACGCCACGATTTACCGTCATCGACGGCACCGCTACAGACGAAACGCCGCGCATCAAGGCTGAAAAGCTCAAGAAAGCGAGGCCCGATGCTGCGTACCTGCTCAACTGCCATAGGTGCGGCAGTTCGAGCGTCGTCGAGGTAAAGACCGGCATGATCGTAAAGAACGGCAAGCCACAGGGCGGCACAAAGCAGCTCCTGTGCGCCTTCTGCCTGATGAAGGGACAGCATGTAGTTTTGGCCTAGATCGCCAGAACAGGACACCAGACCCGGCTCCGCGCCGGGTTTTCAATTTCTAAAGCCTCGCCATCGTGCGGGGCTTTTTCGTTTGCGGCCGCGCCGCATCAATCCCCTGCGGGGTAGGAGACACGCATGACCTTGGAAGAACTGTTGGCTCAATCGGTGACCGATGAAGCCCAGCGTAGCCAGCTGCTCAACGCGATCAAACAAGACCGTGCCGGCCTTGAGACCAACAAGCAGCAGATCCTCGACGAGCTGAAGGAGGAGCGTAAGGCTCGCCAGCAGCAGGCCGACAAGCTCAAAGAGTTCGACGGCATCGACCCTGCTCAGGTGCGCGCCATCATGAGCCGCTTTGAGAATGACGAGGAGGCGAAGCTGATCGCTGAGGGTAAAACCCAAGAGGTCATCGAGCGCAAGATCGAGAAGGTGAACGCGCAGCACAAGGCCGCCATGGAAAGCAGCTCGAAGCGC